CGAGACGGCTTTAAGTTATCCGCCCAAGAGCCTTGGCTGGTGGGAGTATTCGGCTGAGCCATTCTGCAAGCTGACCGATGTGGAGCAGATCCTTCAGGCTAACCCGGCGATTGGCTACACGACCAACCTTGAGACGATTCAGGAATACATCAAGACCGCCAAGCCAGAGGATGCCAGAACCGAGCATCTATGCCTATGGGTTGATGCTATTTCAAGTCCATGGCCTTACCGAGCCTTTGAGGATCTGACTGTTCAAGATCTACAGCTCAACCCCGGTCCTACCACAGTATTCGGCATTGATATCGCTGTGACTAAAAAGAAGGCCAGCCTTGTGGCTGCCCAGTTGATGCCGGATGGCAAGATCGGGGTAGGCATCATGCACCAATGGGAATCTGATGTGGCTATCGATGAGTTGAAAATGGCTGCCGATATAAAAGGCTGGTGGGATAAATACAGACCCCAAATGCTGTGTTACGATAAGTACGCGACCGCCAGCATCGCCTCTCGGCTACAACAATCTGGTTGTAAGGTCGTGGATATGTCTGGGCAGATCTTCTACACAGCGTGTGGAGACTTGCTTGAGGCAATCGTAAACAATCGAATAACGCACTCTGGCCAGAGCGAGCTAGTGGCATCTATGAATAACTGTGGAGCAAAGTTATCTGATGCTGGCTGGCGAATCGTGAGAAGAAAATCCGCGGGGGATGTTTCAGCCGCGATTGCTCTGGCCATGGTGGTGCATCAGCTAGTAAAGCCGGTGTCGAAACCAGCCATTTTTGCGTAGATTGTCCGATATGTGTGGTATCCTATAACCTATGGCATTTTGGGATAAGTTCCTCATTCAAGCACCCAAACTATCTTCTGAGGTTAAAGCCCAACATGCCCCTATCGTCATGGGAGACGATTTTGGATATTTCAACACTCAACTCATTACTAAAGTCAGTCGAGATGTTGCAATCCAGCTCCCGGCGATTGTCCGATCCAGAAATCTCATCGCTGGCACGATTGCAAGCATTCCAATCCATCTTTATCGCAAGTCCAACGATGAACGGCTCGCATCACCAAAGTGGCTTGAACAACCTTCAATTCACCAGCCGCGAGCAGTCACGATAGCGTATTTGGTAGACAGTTTACTATTTTTTGGGGTCGGGTATTTACAGGTTACTGAATTATATTCCGATGACGGCAGACCAGCGCGATTTAATTGGATTTCACCAACTAAAGTTACACAGCAAGTTTCTCCTGATGGCGATTTCGTCACGCAGTATTATGTAGATGGCAAGCCTGTGCCAATGGAAGGCCTTGGCTCACTTATCACATTCCAAGCATTAAGCGAAGGTATCCTCAACACCGGCGCAACGATTATCAAGCAAGCATACGAATTACAAAACGCAGCGCATCGAGCTGCAGTCGCTCCGATTCCTTCCGGCGTGTTAAAGAATAACGGCGCGGATCTTGGCGAGGCCGAAGTTGCAGCATTGCTCAGCCAATGGAAAGCAGCACGCAACAAGGGAGCAACCGCTTACCTAACTAGCACACTTGAATACATGCCTACATCCTTCTCGCCGAAGGACATGGGTTATGCCGACTTGATTACTCAGGTCACCACGCAGATCGCCCGGCTCTGCAACATTCCGGCGTATTACTTATCCGCTGATGAGAATAACAGCATGACTTATGCGAATGTTCAAGATGAACGCAAGCAACTCATCTCGCTTGCCCTGCAGCCTTACATTACGGCGATCGAATCGCGCCTCAGCATGGACGATATTACAAATACCCAGAATTATGTGCGTTTCGCTATTGACGACACATTCCTGCGAGCAGACACGCTCACACGCCTCACCGCAATCGAAAAGATGATTTCTCTGGGCCTTATCACAGTTGAACAGGCACAGGAAATGGAAGATCTCTCACCGAACGGAACTGTATGAAGATAACACTCCAAGCAAGCGAGATTCAGGCCGATGAAGGCCGCCGAATCATCTCCGGCAAGATTCTCCCATTCGATAACGAAATCGGACACACCAATGTCGGCAAGGTCAAGTTTCGTGCTGGCTCTGTTCAATGGGATGACCCAAAGAAGGTTAAGTTTCTCCTAGAGCATGACGGCCGCAAGCCACTTGGTCGCGCTCAGGCAATCACCGCTGACGAAGGTGCGCTTTATGCGACTTTCAAGGTTTCTGCAACCACACGCGGCAATGATGCACTTATCGAAGCCAGCGAGGAACTTCGCTCCGGTCTTTCGGTCGGTGTCGAGGTTTTGGACAGCAAGCAAGTTGGATCTGTCCTTGAAGTTTTGAGCGCACGGCTCGAAGAAGTTTCTCTGGTATCAAACCCGGCTTTCAAGTCGGCCGAAGTGCTAGAGGTAGCAGCTTCCGAATCCCCGGAAACTGAAGAACCAACCAACAACGAAAGCGAGGCTCCTGTGGAGAACACCCCAGAAGTCGTAGCACCTGAGGCAGAAGTTACTCCTGCAGTTGAAGCCTCTCGTCCTACAATCACCGCCGCTGTTGCATATGCAAAGCCACGCATCGAGGTCACAGCCGGTGCATACCTTGAGAACACAGTCCGTGCTTCTATGGGTGACGATTCAGCTCGTCAATGGCTTGCAGCAGCAGCAGACACAACCGACAACGCAGGTCTGATCCCAACCCGTCAGCTCAGCGAAGTCATCAATCCTCTTTCTAACGCAGATCGTCCATTTATTGATGCGATCAGCCGCGGCACACTTCCTGATGCTGGAATGTCTTTCGAGATTCCAAAAATTACTCAGGTTCCAACTGTTGCAGAAACAGCAGAAGGCGCAGCACCATCCGAGACTGATCAAAATGTCTCGTTCTTGACTGTAAATGTAAAACGCTATTCCGGCCAACAGACCTTCAGCCTAGAGTTGCTGGATCGCAGCTCGCCGGCCTTCTTTGCGGAATTGAGCAGGCAGATGCAGTTTGCCTATGCAAAGGCAACCAACGCAGCAGTAAGCACCGCTGTTGTTGCCGGAGCAACCGATGGTGGAAACCGCACCATGTCGGCTGCAAACCTTCTCGACTTCGTTAGCGATGCCGCTGTGTCGGTCTATACCAACACACTCGGATTCGCAACCAATGTTGTCGTAAGCCCGGAGCAATGGGGCGCAATCATGGGCCTTGTTGATGGATCAAACCGCCCGGTTTATGTCCAGACAATCAACCCACAGAACGCATCCGCTAACCTCACCCCAACAGGTGTACGCGGCAATGTTCACGGCCTCAACCTCTATGTTTCCCGATCACTCTCGGGCACAGGAGATGGCACGATCGTTGTAGTTAATCCAGAGTCATACACATGGTATGAGTCCGGAACCTTCCGTCTTGAGTCCAACTTGATTTCAACTTCCCAGATCAATGTTGCCCTCTACGGCTATGGTGCGATCGCAACCAAGGTCGGCGCAGGCGCATACAAGTGGATGGTTGCATAACCAGTCCAGTAATCGTGGGGGCTGACGGCTCGCCAGCCCCCACACCCAAAGAAAGGAGTGACCAATGGCAGCGACTTATGTAACAGTTGCAGAACTACGCACTAACCTTGGCATTGGCACTCTCTACAGCGACAGCGTGGTTGAAGAAGTTTGCCAATCCGCTGAGGACATCATCAAGGCAAAGTTGTGGTTCAACAAATACAACATTATTGCCCACGAAAACACCGGCACAACCGGAACTCTTTATTTCGACAAACTAACTGATTTTTATGTAGGCCAGACTATTCATGTAGAAAACGCTGGCTCACATTACAACGGCAACAAGACCATCACCGAGGTTGGCGATTATTACATCAAAGTGACGACCAGCCACCTTGCAGACTCACCAAAGCACAATGTTATTCCTTACGGCCAAGCATATGCCGAGACATATGTGGATTATGTTGATATTCCAGCGGTTCGAGAAGCAGCCATGATGATTGCTGTGGATATTTGGCAGGCCAGACAAATGAGTTCAACAGGAGGAATCAGCCCCGACTACCAGCCATCGCCATATCGACTTGGAAATACTTTGCTGGCAAGAGTACGCGGAATGCTGGCAGACTACTTGGATCCCGGTGGACTCGTAGGATGAGCGCGATTACTACCCTACGAGGAACGCTGGCGAGTGCGCTCACCAGCGCATCGGTGTGGTCTGTGTTCTCCTTTCCACCGGCCACACCGATTGCCAACAGTTGTGTGATAAGCCCGGATGATCCTTACATCACGCCAAGCAACGACCACTACACCACAGTTGCACCTATGGCGCATTTTAAGATTACCCTCATCAAGCCGCTGTTCGATAACCAAGGCAACTTGAACGGCATGGAAGATTACATTCTGGAGCTTTACACAAAGCTCGCCGCATCTTCGGTAAAATACACCATTGGCGAAGTTTCATCACCGGCAGTTATGAACGCCTCATCCGGCGACTTTCTGGCGTGTGATGTGCGAGTCTCGATCCTATCGAGTTGGAGTTAATGATGGATAAGCGAACTAGATTTCTGGTCAAGATTGGCCAGATCGAAAAACCACAACCCGTAAGCAAGCCTAAGAAGAAAGAAGAATCAAATGGCGATCACGCTGAATAATAAAGTCGGGGTGAAGATCGATACTGTGGATTTCAGCGATCTCGTCACCGCCGCAACCCTCAACATGGCATTTGAGGAGCTAGAAGTAACCGCGATGGGCGATACCGCAAGGGCTTATGTTAAGGGCCTTGAGACTGCAACCCTTACCCTTTCATTCCTCAATGACCAAGCAACTGACGAAATCCTTGATGAGTTGCTCTCCAACTACGGCGCGACTGTTGGCGTGAAATTGATTCAGGATTCCACGGCTGCTGTTGCCGATGGCAACAAGCTCTACACCTTCGACATCTTGGTGAACAACCTCACCCCAATCAACGGCGCAACCGGCGACATCAGCACACAGGATGTAACATTCACTGTGAACAGTGCTGTAACAGTTGCAGACACAGGTACTTGGTAGGAGATTCACATGGCGAGCCTCAAGATTACACAGACAGACGGCACTACAACTGAATGCAAGATCACCCCGGCCATAGAGTTCGCTTTCGAGCAACATCACAAGATCGGCTTCCACAAAGCCTTTCGTGAGCGTGAGCAACAGAGCGATCTCTACTGGCTGGCTTGGGAAGGCCTACGGCGCAATGGAGTCACAGTCAAGCCCTTTGGTGTGGACTTTGTAGCCACACTTGAGAGCGTGGAAGTAGTCGAGGACAGCGACCCAAAATAGATAAGGATTCCGTAACCTATCTGATAGCCCAACTACAGATAGAGACAGGAATCCCGGCAAGCGAGTGGCTGGCCATGGATGAGCGCATCTTCCGGGCGACTCTCGCGTACTTGAAAGAGAAGGCGAGG